TGTTTGCCGATTATCTTTCCAGACCGAATGTCAAGCAGCCGATACTGACGCAGTATTGTGACGGACGGCAGGTACAATGTCCGAATTGGATGACCTTTTTGCTATAACCTATAAAGTGGATTTTTACCTATTTATAATACTATCCTATGTATATTTTACCACCATATCGTGCAGCAATCCAGCCTGATGGAATCTGCATCCAAATGTCATTACCGATCGTTCTGGATGCTCTACTCAGATTCTTTATTTTTTCATCCGACCATCCGCTTCAAAATAATATTCTTTTCCGTCGATCATTTTCTTTCCTGTAACCATGCTGCCTTCCGGATAACCAGCTTCTGCTTTCGGTCTGCAATAATATGTCTGACCATTTACTGTAACGAATCCAGTACACATAGCTCCACGAGGCCCACCCTTTTTCGGATTGAGATAGTACCAATATCTTCCATCCATTAACCATCCATCTCTCATAGAACCCTCCGGATAGTCTTTGGACGCCTGTTTGCTCAGATAGTACCATTTGCCGTCTACTTTTCTCCAGCCTTTTACCATCCGGCAGTCGGTTTTAAAATAATACCAGTGCCCTTTGATCTGCTTCCATGTATCATGAATAGCATAGCCCTTTGAGTCGAACCAGTACCAATCACCGCCGATCTGTGACCACTGGTTTTTCGGATATGATCCGTCAGTGTTCCGATACCACCACCCCGTGTTATCATGTACCCATCCGGCTTTTGCCGTTGGTTTTGCTGCTCCGCTAATTGGTTTGTTCAGTATTCCCTCTGTTATTGCTTTGCAGATTGCATTCACACCGATTTTATTGTACAAGTTTGCATCGTCTTTATCATCTACGAATCCGACTTCAATCAGCATAGCCGGTGAGTGCGTATGTTTCAGCACATATAAACCGGTGCTAATCTTAACACCTCTGTTCGTGAATCCGAGTGCTGACAGCTTCGCACATACTCTTTCTGCAGCAGCATATGCTTCGGAATTTTTGCTATATACAAATACTTCCACGCCTTTTGTCTTTCCATCTCCCGGATCTACTTTCGCAGCGTTCTGGTGGAATGAGATATCCAGATCTACAGTGTGGGTGTTGCATTTTGCCACAATATTTGCCAAGTTGGCTCCTACTGTCTTTCCGGTGTCGTCTGTACAGTTGTAAGCTGTGTGGCCATTCGCTTTCAGTAGTGCGATCACGCCGGCTGTGATCCGTCTGTCCTCTGTTACTTCGTCCATGTAATGACTTGCGCCTGGTACGATTCTGTTATGACCTCCATGTACATTATATACTCCCATGATTACGCCTCCTGTTCTGCCAGCTTCTTGGCTGCTTCTATTTCTTCCGGTGTCGGCTCGATACCTTCGTCGAATTCATAACCTTCGTTCTGATCAGTTGCTACTTCCATGTTTTTTTTATCTTCCATATTAATCTCCTTCCTGTGCGACGTCGCACATATATGCTATATATTATGTAAGAGGACGATTATTCGCCCTCTACTTACACTGCTGTTTATATAACTGATTTACTCCAGTTGCCGCCAATCCGCTGGCCATTCCGACCGCAATTGCATTGATCACATCACCAGCCGGAAAGTCCGGCATTGTATAAAGTCCGGCAACACCCAATACTCCGCCGCATGCAGCCATGATGACCGGAATCCATTTATCTGGAATTTTCTCATAGGCTTTGCATCCGAGTCCAATTACATAGCAGATTGCTACAATTCCAACAACGGTTCCTAATGTACTAATATCCATATTATTTAATCCTCCTGATCATGTGCTTGCTTATTTATATGCTTCTGGATCTTGTCTATTGCTTCTGTAACAGGTCCATTACATCCCTGTTCTTTTAATCCCTTCAGACAAGCCAGAATTCCATATGTAAGCAGGCATTGTTCTGATTTCATTCGTTCTATTTCTTTATCCTGCTGATTCTGCTTTAAATACCACTTGTACACTGCAAAAATAGCAGAAAAAATAACCACTACAGCGGTCAATAAGCTTCCACCCGTAATGATTGTATTTACGTCTACATACACTCTATGTACCTCGATTCTTTAATTTTGCGCATAAAAATAAGACCTTTCGGTCTTGCTCTGATTTCCATGTATTCACCTCCTTGCATAGAAAAAGAGAGGTGTTAACCTCTCTCATTATGATTCTTCTTATTATTGCCATCATATAATTCATATAATTTTTTCAAATCTTCACATTGCTTATTTTTCTTATATGTCCTTCCAGTCGCTTCGATTTTAATTCTATTCCATTCAAATTTCAGATACACTCGAACATGTCTCAAGAGTTTTTCTTCCCATATACTCCTATTTATCAAATATTTTTCCAATTCTTGACGAAACTCTTTTTCGTAACATTCTTTTTCATAATATCGTAAATACGAAGCACGCAGTCCTTGGTAATAAAAGACTAGCTTTTCTACGCACCTATCAATATTCCTATCAATTTCATCTGAAAAATTTAAATGCATATGTATTAAAAATCTCAATTTTTCTATTTCACTTATATGCTTTCTATATGTATCTGAATCTTTCATCCCCTTGTCTACATTATCAATCGTTGTTGTACTAATCAAATCTGATATATATTCTCTGAATTTGTATAACCACTCAACTCTATTTTGGGTAACAGCATTGACATAATGTACTGCTTTGTTGTTTCTAACAGAAAAATAAAGCGAAATACTGCTGATTAAAAAAGTAAGTAATATTCCGATTGAAGTTAAAGCATCTTTATTTTCGCTAAAGAACTGTAACATTTTATTCATTATTACTACACTCTCCTTCCACTGTCATTATACAGCAGAAGGAGAAATCTGCCAAGAGTTCCAGGCGCATGTTGCCATCACCGTACGTGCGCTTAATATCAAGTAATTTAATCATCGCGTACCTCCTAGTCTACGATTACGTCCTCATAGCCATCTGTTTTCAGGATGGTATCAACATCCTCTTTCCAGTTTTTGTAGAGGCTCGTCCGAACGAAATATGCTCTGTATTTCTTCTGTCCTGCTGCTGTGCTTTTGTCTGCTTCCTTCATGATCATGCGTGCGATAAATGTTGTCATTTCCTTCATCCTTTCTTTTCCTTTCCTATTTTGTATCCGTATTTTCTGTATCAGTTTCTTCTGTGCCATCACCGAGCAGTGCCGGCAATACGTCTGTGAGGATACTGTCCACGGTAGCGATAAGCTCTGCATTTTCAGCCTCACGGCTTTTATTGGCTTCTGTAAGATTATCCACATGCTCTTCCAGTGCATCAATACGATCCATTGGTGATTCTTTTTCCCGGTACATCACTACGCCCAGGATTCCACCGGTATATTTCACCAGTGCATTTAAGTTTGTGTAGTTCTCATACTCTGCAACGGCGGATTCCCTTTCCGTTATGATTATCTTTTTGGTTCGAAATTCGTCCTGGAATGTATTTCGGAGCTCATCCTCCGTGACAGAGATGGTTTTGATCAACAGCGATTCATCTGTTCGGATGGTTGCTGACTGGATGGTCATTTCTGACGCATCATTGAATGTAATTTTCATGGATATCACTCCTTTCAAAAAAGGACACCCGAAAAGGTGTCATGTCGATAAGTTGCTAAAGTAAATTAAGCAAGTTTCACCACTTCCATGTACGAGCTTCCAGTAGTTGCCGCCGCACCTGACGCATCGGATTTTCTTATTTGCGGCGAAAGAACAATACCATTTTCAAGGTAGATAATTCGACTCATATTCAAATTAGTAGGAAATCCATTATACGAATATTGAGAGCCGAAAAGCACATAGTTATCATCAACGATCGTTCTATTTGCAATGACTTGTGCTTGAATACACGCTGATGCACCTTGGTTTGCGCTACCTTGTGCATACATAGTCACACAGTATAAACCTGATTGTTTTATAGTTACGGTCGCATTTGCACCAGTTGTGGTTTTGTAATAATCATCATTAACAATTGGTTTGCTAGAGCCGATATTTTTTGGTGTTGTGGATAAGTTCCATGAGCTTCCCCACTTACCGATCAATACATTATTTTTGCGATTATTTATTTTGTCATTTAATTTAGTAAGCTTGTTGGACAAATCCTTATTTGTCTGAGCAATCTCCAGCATCTTCGTTACTTCCGTAATATTAATTCCGTCAAAATGAACTTCAAATGCCGGACAATCGTCCACAAGATCACCTTCCTGTAAATTTCCTTTTGTATATTCCGGAACTGTCGGATTAGACTCTGCCGGCGTGCCCATAATCACGATCCATTCATTCTTTTCTGTATTATCCTCTTCATTTCTTGTGTACCGGTTAACAACCAGATCTATCCTCTTCATCCCCTGTGAACCATTTGTAAGCTCCACTTCATCATAGGTTCCGATTTTTACAGAAGACACATTTCCGTGATGGCACATCATTCCACTTCTGATTTTAAGCAAATTGTTAGATACCAGCTCCGGCTCCAGATTTTCTCCAGACGGCAATATACAACTCTCATCACTAATAATTCCTTCTATAATCTGCCGGAACTGCTGGCTTGTAACATGGGGTTTTCCTGTTCTTCCACTAACTATCTCCATTGTCATTCTCTCCTTCCAATTCGTATTCTTTGGATTCAATCCTATTAGTAATACTGTAGATGATATTTTCTATTGGTTTGCTCGAATACATCCCTGTAAGATAATCTCGTCCACCAACAATATCGCCAATACCCACATCGATTTCAAGTTTCGCTATATCCATGCCAAATGTCTTTTTACTGCATAAATCCTGTAATTTCTTCGTACTCTGGCTTTCCAGTTCATCTGTCTCTGTCGATGTATTTTCATACACTTGTGCGATTTCATCTAAGCCTTTATAATACTGTGTTTTCTTAAAAGAGCCATCCGGCCAGACGTAGAGATGAAACACATTTCGGTCCTGCAGTTCACCTTTCCCGGTCACGATCAAGTGATTTACTCCATTTCTTTTATCTTCCATCGTGTAATTAAGTCCACAATCCTTAGACAGCTCAATCTCATCAGAATAGTCTGCAATCGGTACTGCTCCGATCAAAATATATCCCGGGATTCCTTGTTCACGTTTATGTCGAATACTCAACCTGTATCCAACAGATTTCAGCATCTTTGTAATCCCTTCCAGCAATGTACAATAACGGTCAAACTGATAATTACTTACCGTAATGCCAGTGTCCGCACCAGACACAACATACAATCCACCAAATTCCGGTTCAATCAACTTCTTAAGAATTGCATTTAACTCCCCGGACACCACCCTGTAATCACTTCCGGCCGGCGGCTCTATTACTTTCATTGCCATGCGTCCACGCCATGTATAGCCTTTCAGCTCTACATAATCCAGAGTTGTATCGGTTAACACATCTTCGATAATTCCGCCAAATTCTGTATCTGGCACGTACACAAGATTTCCAAATGTCATATCTCCCGTCCAGTTACACCGGGCAATCTTAATAGAAAATTCCCGATCTTTATTGGCATCAAAAGTGCAATTTGCATCCAATAATGGATTCGTTCCTATTTCTCTGCTCCTTGTCGCCAGAATTACCATGCTGCCTCCTTCCGCTTCAGAAACACATATAAATCTATTCCGAAGTCTCCACTCCAATTTACCGATATCAATCCGGATGGGATTTTCTCAAATACGGAATAATCATATCCACGGACGTCAAACAGATTCGCTATTGTTCCATTGGAAAGATATTTCATGATCGTCTGCTCCGAGCTGTTTATAATCAAATATTCATTCTTCTCTAACGTAGTAAGGACTTCATATGGATAACCATTCATTAATACCTTAGGATTTACGCATGGCCCATATATGACCATTTCAAAATCGGACGGAATAATATGATCAACTTCAAATTCTGCGGTCCCTCTTTTCTCATTCATAAAATCAAATGGAAAATCACAAGAAAAATCCAATCCGCTATCTGCAGCTATTTCTTTTTGCGGGAAAAATCTTTTTTCCAAGACTGTGATCCAAGACAATTCCGGAGCAAGGAATGTAAGCTCTACCTCCGTATACACATATCCTTTCCATCCCGTTTTCTTGGTCTTATAAATCTGACACGGCAAGAACGTATCATTCACATATAAACGCCCGTAATTCCCTGTTTCAGCATCCACAGAGATGATTCTATACAGCGTTTCCATGTTCTTCGTGAACTCTTCTCTCTTTCCAAATACGTCCAAGGTAATTACCTTTTCATAACCATCCTCTGTCTCTTCCCATGTACTGTCAAACCAGTCCGCATCTATTGTACGAAAAGGTGCCCTGGTCAACCAGAGCACCTCTCCCTTACTGTTCTTATAATATGCCTTTATCATAATGCCGGCACCGCTCCTTTCGGTAATGGCTCATCAATTCTCTTTGTTCCCAGATAGATTGGACGCTTCGCCATTTTTTCTGCAGCTCTCATCTGGATTTTTTCTAACCGGTCATAATCGATATCTTTTCCTCCATCGAATCCCGGATAATTCTTTACTCTTCCAACTGTCTTGTCTGCAGTTCTCGCCGATAATGCAAGATCTACGGATTTCTGTAATCCAGATACCGCTCTCTGTACTCCTACATTCATGGACTTGAGTGGAATATTCTTTTCGAATCCAATTCCCATACCAAGAGCCATCATCTTACCTACCTGATCACGGAATACTCGTGATGGTGAATGAATTCCAAGAGCGCTCTTTGCTGCATCCAATGCGCTTTTAGCTGCACTCTTGGCTGCTTTTACAATAACTCCTCCAGCATTTGCCAATCCACTTGCAATACCCTTTACGATATTCATTCCAACACTGCCCCAGTTCACACTGGTAAATGCATTCCTGATCTGGCTTACCATACTTGGAATCTTTCCGATCAGTGCCGGTATTCCTCTCACCAGACCAACAGCAAGTTTACTTATGATCTGTACTCCGGCAGTCAGGATTTTAGGAAGATTTGTTATAATTGTCGATGCAAGCTTTCCTATAATAATCGGTGCTTTGGCTGCAACTATCGGAATCGAATTGGCAATTCCGCTTGCAAGACCTTCCATTAACTTAAGGCCAGACTGTATCAGCTTTGGCAGATTGCCCGCTAAAGAACTGACCAACGTCATAATCATCCGCACTGCACAAGGAATTAACTGCGGTAGTTGCGCCCCTAAGCTTCCCGCTAATGTAGATATGATACTCACTCCGGCACTGACTAATGCCGGCAGATTTGCTGTAATGGCATTAAGAATTCCCATGATCAGCGTTGCGCCCTGAGCAACTAATCCCGGTAATGCTGCAGTAATGCCATCAGAAAAGTTCGTAATTACTTCCGGTCCTTTGGTCTGTGCGAGTAATAACAGCTGATCAATCTGTGTACCGAACTGACTGTAGATCAATCCCATACCAGCAACAATGATTGCCGCTCCTGCGCCGATGTTGATCAGTTTAAAGAATGTTGGTGCGAAGGATGCTACCCTTGATAAAATTGGTGTAAATGCATTCCCGATAAAACCAGCGTATTCGGATATCTTTGTGCCAACTTTCCCCAGGACTTTAGAAACTTTTGCTGAAGCCGCTGACATCTTCGCGCCAAGCTCCGCAAACTTCTTCGTTATCCCTGGAAATTTTTCAGCCAGTTTCGGCCCGATTTTTCCGAAAGATTCGCCTATCTTTTTAACGGTATTTGTTACAGCTCCGGTAATTTTCCCGCCCGGACCATTTGTCCAGGACTCAACCATAAATCCACCAAGATCTTTCAGTCGAGGAGCTATTTTTTCTCCTAGATCCTGAAACGGAAGTGCAATGCTTTCGCCAAGGAATTTGAACTCGCCACCTATCTTTTTCAATGTGGCACTGGCACTCTTTGCCCCTTTAGGTACTTTTCCTATAGATATGACAACTCCATCAACAATGTCGTTAAATCCATCAGTTGCAGTTTTTACATTTTCAATTCCTTTTCCAAATATGGACAACGCCGGAGCTGATCCGGCAATTACCACTGCCATCTTTCCAAGGTTTGACAGTTGATCACTGTTCATCCCCTTTAGCTCACTGGCTAATTTGGAAATACTATCAGTAAAACCTTTTACTTGCGGAATAGCGCCTCCGATTTTCCCGGCAAGTGCGCTGACAACATCCATTCCCGTTTTCCCTAATCTTGGAATGATCTGACCTAAATTTGTAAAAACATTATGCGCTGCAATCCAAAAGGTATCTACGAGATCATTGGCACTAATGACGCCAGCTTCAAAATTTTCCCATGCAGCCTTGGCGGAATTTACAGATCCTTCTATGGTTTTCTCTGCTTCATCAAATGTTGTTCCCGTGATTCCCAACTGCTTTTGCACAACGCTGATGGCATTTACAATATTTCCAAAGGATAAGCTACTTGCATCGACTGTAACACCAAGTTCTTTCTGGACATCGGTCATCTTTGACGCATCAGAAATGAGGCGTTTCATCTCTTCCTGAGTACCGCCATACCCAAGCTTTAAGTTATCAAGCATGGTGTAGTTCTGTTTTGCAAAACCCTGATAAGCGTTCTGGATGTCACGCATGTTCGTCCCCATCTTATTCGCATTATCAGACATATCCACGATAGCTCGGTCTGCATAAGATGCTGCTTTCGCAGTATTTCCACCAAGACTCTGTAACAGCGATGCTGAAAAGCTTGTCACTGTTTCCATGTAATTATTTGCGGACATTCCCGCAGTCTTGTATGCCTTATTTGCGTTTGCTATGACCGTATTCGCACTGTCCTTGAATAGAGTCTCTACACCACCTACACCTCTCGAAATACACTGTAAATACACTCTGCATCTTGTTCAAAAGAATACAATTGCTTCGGTGCAGATCTGGTAATACTCTCATCCTCTTCTGCGTTTTCTGTTTTCATTGCCAGAAAATCACCCAATGCATAAACTGCTGTTTCCAGATCATCCGGGACCCCATCTATGTACCACTGCAACAACAGTCGGCACTTTATCTGCCAGGGGATATCCTCGTCTTCCACCAGTTTAGCAAATCGTATCCATTCACGAAAATCTGTTTCAATTTGGTAAGCTTCATCATTCACGCAAACTGTATCCGGAAATTTATCGAACAAAATATTCATAGCATACTACCTGTTGCCATTACGGTAATAAGTAACATTTCCCTTATTCTGCTTCTTTCCATGCTGCTTATTATAATTACGTCTCTGCTGTCTGTTACCATGCTGCTGGATGGTATATTCACTGTATCGTCCATTCAGCTTTGTCGCTTCGTCATTTTCGAATTTCAGCAACTCATCCGCAGCATCAAGACATGCATTCAAGCTGATTTTCCCCTGAAACATTTCTTCATGTGCACCTTCTCCGATAACTTTGTCAAAAAAATTAAAGTAACACTGGCATTGTGCACGAATAATATCTGCAGTCTTTCCAGTTTTAGGTACACGTGCAGCTTCTTCTTTCATTGCTTGTTTCGCATCTTCAAGATTTTCCAAAAATAGTACATCTGTAAAATCAATCTCCGCTTCGAGATCTCCAAATTTAAAAAGGCTCATCGGCTCACTCTCCTATCTTTACTCTACTGCAAATGTACATGTCTGCCAGCTGTCCGTTGTTGTAGCAGTTCCCTTGATGATTTCCCCGGCTGCTTTCAGACTTCCCTTGTAAATCAATGCGTCTGTTCCATCACCTTCTGTATCCGGGATCACACTCCAGTCACGTTTTCTTGCAGTACAAGTATTTCCCTCATCTGCTTTTGTTTCAAACAGATCCACTACCACTACCGTTACCTGTGCATCCGATCCAAGCAGTTCATCATCTGTAATCGTTGCAAGTTTTTTCTGTACTGCATCATTCGTGTATAAGTCAAACTCATAATCCATAGATGGCGCATATCCTACCACGTCAGATCTTTCACTCGCTTCGTCTACATACTGCCTACTGTATTCTGTAGAATTCTTTCCATCTGACAGCGATGTAAAGCCCGTCATTCTGGTATATGTCTTTCCATCACCTGTAACATCCATAAACGCAACACGCTTATGTCTGCCTACTAATTTCTTTTTATTTGTATCTTCTGCCATCGATACAACCTCCTATCTGTATATCACTCTGCAAATCATCTGATACCGTCCCAAATCTGCTTCTGTACTAAACAAATAGCCGGACTGCAGCACGTCTACTCTGGTAGCATCGTGCCCGTCCAGCTCTGGGAGAATATCATTCATGTTGTTACTTTCGACCCACTCTTCAAAAGCCTGATAAAAGCCACTGTTGGCAATACCGGTTCTGGCATCACCGTCATACGCTTCCTTGCTCGTGAATGCGAATTGAAACTGTTTCAAGCAGGTCCCATCTGTGTATCTCTTGTAGACAGGATCCGCTCCGATCGGATCAATGGAATACTCCATTCCATTACCTAAATAATCAATATTTATCTTCCGATCATCAATATCCGGATTCAGCATAACATAATCACGGATACTCTGAATAATCGGTTTTTTACTCTCTTGCAATCCTCTCTGCTCCTTTCAGGATGGGTTCCTTGTGGCTTGCTTTCATGGTTTCAAACCATCTTGGCTTACTTTTGTTCTCATAATATTGCCGGCGGGCATAAGGTGTCAGATACTCAATGGAACCAGATCCGATTACTGTGCCAAGCGTTGCCGATTTGATCATCATACCGGTGCGTCTCGGTGTAAGTGGATTCATATATCGCAGGCACTCTGAATCAACAAATTGTTGCGCTTTGGAAAAGCTTTCTGCCTTCCGTGCGGCAAATCCCGGTGCCCACTCAATCTTTGCGGTCACGCTACCGTTTTCATCTCTTGATGTGAATACGCTGCCTCTTGGTGTCGTGATTCGAAATTCTTTTTTCTGTGCCATTTACTCACCTTCAATCTTCCAATGTGGCAATCCGCCAAAGCGATTATCTGACCAGGACAACACTTTACAGTGTCTCAATCGCACATCTTTCAGATCAGCCGGCTTCTCAATTTCCTGATTATACTCGCCGAGTACAATCTGATCATCTGTCTGAATGGTCCAGTGTTCTTCCGGATCTTCCAGCTTCGCATATTCTTCCGGTGGAAGATACTGATCCGCATTCTCTACATCTGCAGGAATACGGATCTTATATACTTCTGCACTGTTTAGTCCGGAATCGCCAGCAGATGCTTTGTGATCAACATATACATGCACATTCTCAATAATGGTTCTATGCCAGGTATCGAAACGGGTGAGTGAATCGTACCTATGGTTATAGATAGTTATCGTTGCATTCGTTAACATCATCATCCACCGCCAAACTCATTAATCCTGTATTGATCAAATACACTTCTGCGATTTCATATAACATCACATTCAATGGCTTACTCGTATCATATGACACGGAATAGCCATCATTATTTTCCGAAGTCTTTCCGTCACGCCGCTCATACTTATATGCACAATCGCACATTTCACAAAGTGCTGTTTTGGCTTGTTCCGGCCAGTTGTCTTCTTTCATTCGATCAAATGTATACTGGTTAAGTCTTGCACTCATTTTTAATTCCAAGGAAATCCAGCGGTTCTCCGGAATCAGAGAACCACCAAAAGACTCCTTGTAATACTCGTATGTCACATTCATGACATCACTCCTTACTCTCCGGCTTTGTGAACATAGATTGCTACTTTCTTATTGTCCTTCGCTTCTGCAATACCAACTGTTCTGTAACCGAACTTCCATGCATCAGCTGTCTGGTTCTGCTCCGGAGTGATAATCTTCGAAACTGTATGTTTCTGATACTGAATTGCTGCGTTTTTGTCCACAATCAAGAAATCAATTGCTTTTCCTCCCGTGGTTGCAAATCCACCTGCACCAGTTTTCGTCAGTGTGATTTTGTCAAAGAATCTGCTTGCCGGTACTTCAATTACTCCTGCCCAATCTTCCATCGCCTTCTCTGATGCCGTTGTGTCAAGGTCATCAATCATTCCTTTCAGCGTTGTCGAAATAAACAGGTAGCAAGTCTCTGTTTTAGCCTCCGCATTCTTAATTGCAGTCTTGCCCGCACGAATTGCCGCAATACCTGCTTTTCCATCAGCAATCGCTCCTGTAACAACATTGTTTCCTGATGCATATCCAGCATACTTCGCAAGTCTCCATGTATCCAATTCCGGCACTACCTGTGTACGTAAGAACTCGCCGGACAGACGTCCAAACGCGATACCTGCAGATTCAATATTATCCATTGCATCTACAGTGAACATACGACCTCGATCATAATCACACTTCTTTGTTTCGTAATCAAGCGTTACATCTCCTAAGGCATAGCCTGTCTGCTTATCATAATCTGCTAATCCGCTCATAGACATCTTCGGGATTAAGATTTCATTCGCATTTGCGCCCTCCTGAGCTAAATCATTCGGTCCATCCAGCACTGCTGTTAATGATGCTAACTTGTATGCCTCATCCAGAAGTGTGGAATATGTTTTTCTTAATGCAATTACATTTGGCATATCTTTCTACCTCTTTCCTTATTTCTTTTCCGGCAGTCCCATAGCCGCGCGGATAGCTGAAACATCATCTGCTCCCGGATCCGCTCCGCCATTAATGTTGGTTCCACCTACTGCATTGTTAATTGGTTCATTTGCTCCGAACAGATATCCGTCAGACTTCTTCACGTCTTCCAGAGCCTTCTTGATATCATCGGACTGATTTTTGGATTCTTTCAGAGCATCGATATCCAGCATCGCGATAACAGCCTTTTCATTTCTTCCACCTGCAGTCTTGACTGCTTCTTTGATAGAATCCATGAATACACGATCTGCCTCTTTCGCTGCGTATTCATCATCTTTTGCTTTCAGATCTCCCTGAAGCTTTGTGATCTGCCCCTGCAGATCTTTTACATCGACACCTTCAAACTCCTTCAGCTTGGCATTCACATCATCCAGAGAGGCCTTATAGTTGTCCCTCTGCGAAACTGCATTATCATACTCGCTTTTAGTACGATAATTTTCTTTCCAAGCCTTATCGAAATCCGCTTTTTTATCTGCCGGGACTTCCATACCATACTCTTTCAAAATCTCATAAATATTTTTCATAGTTACATTCCTCCTGAAATATTTTATTGACCGCTCTTTCAGCGGTATGGGATATAGCCGGTTAGACCTCCGGCCGGGTAATTGTCCAGTTTATAGCCTTATGACAGGGCATAAAAATAAGACGCATAACCCTGCGTCTCAAAGGGAGATAAGTGGATCACCTCCTAAAAATGCGTACAAAAATACCACCGGCCTTTCGACTGGTGGTAGCTACATGGATAATACTTTCATATCATTCCATAATTCCTTTAACTGTCTATCATTTATTTTATGTTTATCAAGCATTGCCTTGGCATCTGTATAGAAATTAGTCTCACCTTCTGGACACCTGCATATAAACGGCTCATCATCTCTCCACGAAATATTATATCTTTCTCCATAAAGAATAAACTCGATATCTAATCCTATCTCTATAGCCTCTGACAGCTCAGACAAGTTCTCAAATTTTGCATAATCTTTATACTCAATCATTTCAATCACCTCTTCTCGAGAATATCTTTATTAGCAATTTCATGTCCTAATTTAAGTGGATTATCGTGCTTTGCTTCACGTTTCAAGTTACCTTTTTCATCAAGATACCAGTTATGATAATGTGGTACAATCGGATGTTCTTTTGAATTTCCGTGATCCGTCATATCTATGTCCAATCTTGGTCTTCCATCATTTCCGTAATATCTACGTCTCTGCAAGGCACCATCTTTGAAATTATCAAACACGCTATTCGGAGTACCTTTATATGGGATAGAATGTACTTCTCCTATTTGTTTCTTCTTCAGTGCTTGACTCTGCCATTTTACATCTGTATATGCTTCACTGATAATTTTCCACTTCTCACTATCATTATATTTCATCTGGCCGAAATTAACAAGCGAACCAATATAATCTCCCAGAACTTCTTTATACCGCTTCCGGATTTAATATTACCGGCAACCTGCATGATCGTAATGAGATCATCTGTCTCTACAAAGTTTGCCTGCAGCTCGATCAGAAAACGTTCCTGATCATAATAGCTGTCAAACGAGAACTCATTTACAATCGCCCTGGCATCGATCAGAGTCTCTCTGTTTCTTTCATCAATCAGCCCGGAATACAACAGAACCTTTGTCGGACTTACCACATGGATAATAGAAGATTCCCTTAACTCTTCCGGTTTTCCTTTGATATAATCCACCAGTGCTGTCAGCGTATTCACCTCAATATCTGACGCCATTGGGAATCTGTGATATCTGGTAAGATCATTGTCAGTGCAATAGGTTCTTCCTTCAATCTCTACCAGCTTCGGTTCCATACTCTTTGCTTTCAAACCTGTAATATACTGTAATGCTTCTTTTAATCCTTCTACCATCTTTCTTTTCCTCCTTACGCTTCTCTTCTTCTAAGATCTACGACTTTACTTCCAGCAGTGCCTACAATTTCACCTGTATCTGTATCCACTGCCTTGCCTTCAACTTCCACTACGTTCTCAGGAACAACTCCCGGCACATCATTTACCGACATCTGCCCCGGGATCTGGTTACCCATTTCAATTGCTTCTACCTCGCCGGTCTGCAGGTTCTTGCCCATACTGAAAGCAGTAACAGCTCCGAGTGCCGGTGCAAGTGTTGTCTTCGTCTGTACACCGGTAGCAACAAAGTTACGCTCTGCATTTGGTTTAAATGCAATTGTGACTGTAATCTTTCTTGCAGCACCGGCATCCGTGTTAGGGTTCTGGATGTTCTCTGTCACCTCTTCAATGGCTCTGTTCACCTGTGCAGAAAATGCTCCATTTGCAAACTTTTCTAAATCTACATGTTTCATTGCTTATGTACCTCCTGCGTTATTTATTGAAAAACTCCGCTTCAATATCGGATGCTTCTCTCTGATCTGATTCTTTCTCAGGATCCGGTGCTTTCGTTTCTGGCTGCACCTCTTTAATCTCCTGTTCTGCCACAACATTATCGTTATCGATTTCATCTGCAGCATTTTCTACATAGTCTGCGGATCCATCTTCCTGAATAACTGCCATGTCTTTATCAATTGCCTTCTGCAGATCAATACTCATGATTCCCCACTTGCTGATCAGCTGTCTTAACATGGTTTTCAGTGCCATACTATCAAAATCTTTAAACCAGAAAGAAGAATACTTCCAGAGATCTTTTTCTGGAATTTTGCCCTGCTCTAAAAGTTCCAAAGTCTTCGCTCCGCCATTTCTGCTGAATGCAGGTGAATATTTTTCCGCATGTGCCATCATTTTCTTTTTGGACCAGTACATTGTTTTCCGAAATCCATTTTCATATTCAAACATGGCATAATATCCCATCGCCGGAGTCTCTTCACGGATCACATCATCATCAATCAGCTCTACTTCAATTTCTTCATCAAGTGGATCGTATCGGATCAATTCCCCTTCCTTAATAGCAAGCACATTCAGTTTTTTGTAATATCCAGAACGCTCCGCCAGCTGAATATAGCCTTTATATCCAAGTTGGAACTGTGCTTCTTTACAGCCTTTCTTCCTATTGTCGAACGGAACCATATAAAACTGTCCAAGCTGCGGAGAAGGGGAAAGATTCAACGCCTCTCCCAAAAGTGCTGCAGACAAGATACTCGGATTCGTACATTCCTGCAATGCCGGTGTTGCCTGGGTCGCAGACACAATACTTGAAATAAATCTTGTCCCGTTCTTTCCACCTACCACATTATTAATCTGTTTCTTAACAGCATCCTGTGACAGATATGCTGTTAATCCCATTTTTACTGGCTTTTTTGCCAGACTGTTATTTACTGCCATGCTTTATTCCACCTTTCCAAATTTTAAATTGTTCTGTTTCATGTAATCACGTAATGCCAGAATCTGTTCTTTAGTTCCCCATACACGGAAATCTATTCTCATGACCGGTTCTGAAACAACTCTTGTATAGTCATTCTCCTCAGCTTTTTTAGGCGCATCATGAGTATCCGCAGCATCTTCCGGATTCTCTGACTCTTTTCCTGCAGCAGCTTCCTCTGCTTTTCTTCGCTCTTCCTCAGCTTTCTGTCTGGCAAGCGCTTCTTCCTTTCTCTTCTGAATGTCAGCCAGCTCCTGTCCTTTCTTGATTGCCTGCGTAAGATCCAGTGTCTTCTTATAGACTTCCATTGCTTCGAAGCTAAACTCTGGAAGACTATGAATAGTTCCGATTTCTTCACCTATTCTGTACATGATTTCTTTTAACTGGCTTTCTACTTTTGTTAATGACGCAGATTTGTTCAGCCATTTTTCATCCCAAATCATATCGAGCGTGACAAACGGCTGAAAACCAATAGCCACAAATAATTTCTCGATTGCTTTCTTCTTCTCGTCTTTCTCCAACTGATCAGCTGCTTTTATCTGCTGATCAATCAGCTGAATTGGCTCATTTACAATTTGAACAATTTCCTTTATCTTCTTTTCAAAATCTTCATATGGTGCAAGGCACTGCTTTTTAACGGCCTTCCGTGTTGCTTCCAGTTCCTGAACAAATTTGTTCAATGTTGCCCTGTCTTTTTTTGCGTCTGCAATCTGATCATCTGTATATGCTAAATTCTTATAATACCGGACTCTTTCTGCTACCTCTCTTTTTATTTCTTCGTGATTCCATTCAATTGATTTAAGGAATCCCTCCTCTGTAGGACTGTAAATTTTTAATTTCATAAATACCTCCTATATTTCCGGGAGAATCAGTGGGGGCTTTCTCCCGCTCTCCACATATCTCCAAAATTTTTCTTCTTCCTGCTGCAGCATTATAAGATCATCTTCCACATCACTTCTTTCGATGAAGTAATGTTTGACTGTTGTACGCTTTTCGTTACCCCAGTCGGTATTCAAATGCGCTCGCAAAACTACGAACTGCCAACCGGTTACCAAAAGATAATGCAGTACCTGTATGTAATAATTATCCGGAATCCGATCCTTCCATTTTTCGTACTGCATGGACTGCAGGATATTTGTAGTTTTAATCTCTAAGATTCCCTTGCGACCTTCCCGATCGGTCAGCTCGCCATCAAGAGACGCTTGCATGAACGGATGGTCCTTACTCTGCAGAATCCGAAATTCATGATGTTCTACCTGATATTCCGGATAATCCAGTTTAAATAATTCCCGGATGTATTCTTCTGCTTTCTTTCCATAAATCACGCACGGCTTGTCCGAAATGTCTTTCGGTATTACCCTGCCAATCTTTTCTTCAAACAGATCAATATTACTTTTGTATGGATTCATCCCGACTACAGCACTTGCATCGCTGCCACCGATCCCGTTCATTCTGCCTTTTAACCACTGTTGTTCATTTTTGAAATCATAAGCCTTAAAAATATCATTCATATCTGATACCCTGCTTCCGCACAAAGCTGCAATGCTCTATTCCAGTGTTCGCTCTGGTTCTTTAACTGCAGTTTCTTTTTACTTTTCTTTTCCTCCTGGCAGTCACATGGTTCTCCAGGATCTAAATTTGCCCCGCATAACGGGCATTCGTTGTAATACACTCTCTATTCCTCCGCCCAAAGGCTGCCGCCGCACCAAAAGTAATCCGCAGAAAAGCTATATTCTTCCAAAACTACTTTGCTTGGATCCATGTTGCAAATATGATCACCATCTCCTACCGGCAGACAGTTCACACAATTCTCGCAACATCGGTTATCCGGTTTCGCCTTCTTCTTTCTTCTACTCATTTACGATGTTCTCCTTCTGCAATACAGGAAAATCTTTCAGCATCTTTTCCATCCACTGCTCTGCATCCCGATCACCCAAACCGATAACATCCATATCAAATCCAACCAGCAGGCCTAAAATCACATCTCCTACAATAGGATTCCCATGTTTGTTCGTGTCATAGAAATAACATCCCATCGGATTCACCGGAAGATTCTTCACAAGACCTTCTTCATCTACGATCATGACTACTTTGGTTTTGAAATAATCCAGCAGTTTCTGGGTTCTCACTAACTCTACATATCCGCCAACTTCTTCTCTCAAACTTTCATGATCAAAATTCAGCTCGATGATCGATATCTTACTATCCGTTGTAATTTTCAGCGTCTTCATCTTTTCTCCTCCGCCTGTTTAATGGCTTCCTTTGTAATACTTACCAGAACTTCTTTTGCCAGTTCTTCTGGCATATGTCCACGAAGTGATCTATACATTGCCGCCGTAACGCCTCTATATTCCCTTAATAACTCTGCTCCGGATCCAAGTAGTTCTACCTGGCATCCTGTCATTCCGCTACAAACGGACTGTGATGTTGCTTTAATCATTTGACTAATTCCCTTTCTTCTCATATAATATAGTTGACTAATTTTCTGAGCGCCCAAAGCTTGCCGGCTTATACGGGTGCTCTTTTTTGATTTCTCCTTGCAACGTCCTCACCTCCTTCACCTTACAAGCAACCAGATAAATAACATTGCATCAAATGCAAGTCCTATTGCGGCGCCGATCAGAAACTCAAATATTGTTTCCCTGATGATTCTCTGCCATTTTGTTCTTGGTCCTCTTCTTTTCATGCTTGTCCACCTCCCCTACCGCCTAAGCGGTTTTCTCTTTCTGGTATCCCAGATATCCAACAGCTACACGATTCAGCTCATTCACGATTTTTTCTCGGTCCTCTGCAGATAATGTAGCCATGTCTCTTTCTACTCCATCGATGATCACGATGTTAATATGTTTCAAACTGCATCACCTCTTTATAGGTTATGTATCACTGTTTGTACTTGTTGCATTCTGATCTTTGACATGAATCGCACAATCATTTATTCCGACCACTGTTGTTACTGGTGAACAACCTATATATTGAACGTTCTGCTCCACATTTTCTCTCATACACTTTCCGCAAACCAGACAATAATTTGCATTCTCTGGAAGCTCGGTAAAACATACTGGGCATAATCGCTTCATAATATCCACCTCTCTTCTATTGCATCCTCCTTAAATCTCTCCTATACTCTAAATACAAACACTGCCACGCTGAGTATTTATGAAAGGAGATATATTGTATGGATCCTAATTGGCACGCCCAACTAATGATTGATGAAATTAACAAACAAAGTGAACGTGACGCCCTTTTAAAAGAAACCCATGATACTCTTTTACAAATGCAAGAAGCATCTGAAAAGGAATCTGCTATAAATTCAAAGCGATTTATAATTCAGACAGTTCTTTCTGTAGCATCTCTAATTGTTGCTGCAATTGCTGCTGTTGCCTCCATAATTTCTTTGCTGTAAGAACTATAGATATTTGATCGATAGCCGTTAACACTGCGGCTATTGATACTAATAAAACCGATACACTTTCAGCCACTTTACTCCCTCCCTTCTTCTGAACCTGTTTCATCTGTTGCTGAAATTAATTCATCCACAGTACATTTCAGAATATCGGCTACTTTCTTAATGTTTTTAACTGTTGGACTCACACTATTTCCCCATTTGCAAATACTGCCCGTCGATACATTTGCTTTTTCCTCTAACTTGTTAATCGAAATCCCACGTTCTTTTGCAAGTTTACAAATATTTTCGTAAATCAAATTTACACCTCCTTTTTCAATATAAGTTCTGAAAAAATCACTAAATATTATTGACTAACTTCTGAAAATATCCTATAATTTGAATTACCACAAACAAATAAATAGCATATTTGCCATTCTGATTATTTTTGCGATTTTTTCAGAACTTGTAATTTTATTATACGCGATATATTCAGAATGTCAAGAAGTTTTTGCGATTTTTTCAGAAAGGGCCCAAAAATATGAAAGAACGTATTAAAAGCTTGTGCAAAGACTATGGAATATCAATGAACAAGCTCGAAGAAACTCTTGGATTCGGAAAGGGGTATATCAGTAAATTAGGAAACAGTACACCTAATGCTACGAAAATAAAGAAAATTGCTGATTACTTCAATGTATCTGTCGACTATTTAATGACAGGAAATGAATCAGATACAGAAAAGTATTATTTAAATGATGAAACTGCGCAGGTAGCACAAGAGATATTTGAAAACAAAGAACTGAAAGCGCTGTTCGATGTCCAGAAAGATATGGATCCGGACGACTTAAAAGCTCTGCATAGCATGGCTCTCGCGCTTAAACGAAAGGAACGTGGTGATATTGACGACACCGGATGTTAATGTCGTTCTTATGGACTTTCCTAGTAAAAAAGGAAATGAAATGGTTGTTCCGAACGAAGACGGAAGCTACACGATACTGATCAATGCCGGATTGAATTATGAATCTCAACTTAAGGCATATGAGCATGCCATGAGTCATATAACAAATGATGACTTTTTAAAAGGTAATGTACAAGAAATTGAATACTATGCTCATCATCCACACAAAGATCCAGAACCGGCTCAAATCTATCTTGATCGCATCAAGCAATTGCAAGCGGAACGAAGACGATTAAAGAAGCGGATTGCTCGTGATCAGAAACGTGTTGAATTTATTCAAGAACATTGCGATATGTTCCACCGAGCTGAACACCACTATCTATATGGTGATGATTTATAAAATATGAAAGAGAGGAAAATGTATGGAGTTCAATGATGTAATTAAACAATTTTCAGAAAGGATACTGTCTTTAAAAGACACCATCACTACAGAAGAATCCACAAAAATGTCTCTTGTAGTGCCTTTATTTCAACTTCTTGGGTATGATGTTTTCAATCCAAATGAATTTTGCCCAGAGTATATTGCTGATGTAGGAATTAAAAAAGGCGAAAAGGTTGATTATGCAATCCTTGAAAATGGACAGCCGAATATTTTAGTCGAATGCAAAAGTTGCTCAGAGCAACTCGACAAACATTCATCTCAACTTTTTAGATATTTCGGGACATCTCCTGCTAAATTTGGCATTCTTACAAATGGCATAATATATCGTTTTTATACAGATTTAGAAGAATCAAACAAAATGGATCTTGTGCCATTTCTAGAAATAGATATGGCAAATTTAAAAGATTCTTCCATCAATGAATTAAAAAAATTTTGTAAAGATAATTTTGATAAGGACAAAATATTTAGTACTGCCGAAGAGCTTAAATATAGCAGTCAAATAAAAAACATCTTAACAAAACAGTTTGAATCTCCGACAGAAGACTTTGTTCGATTTATTTTAGCGGATATATACGATGGTCAAAAGAATCAGAGAATAATTGAAAAATTTACGCCTGTGGTAAAACGAGCTTTCTCTTCTTTTGTAAATGAAATAGTAAATAGTAAAATTTCTTCTGCATTAGCTGACGATTATGATAAAGATGAAGAATCAGAACCCGAGATCAAAGAACCCGCATCAAAGATTGTTACAACGGAAGATGAAATTGAAAGTTTCTACATTATTCGCGGACTTCTTGCTGGTATCGTACCCGTTGAAGATATAGTTCACCGTGATACCGAAAGTTATTTTGGAATTCTATATAAAGACAATAATAGAAAACCGATTTGTCGCCTCAATCTTGATGCAAGAAATAAACAACTTCTCATCCCGGATGCTAATAAAAAATTCGAGCGTATTTATATCGACTCTTTAAACGATTTGTACAAATACAAAAACCGTTTAATAGAAGTTGTAAAGAGATATATGTAATTCATCCAGTATCTCTAACCATAAATACACTGCCCTCTTGATACGAAAGTATTTATATGGCGGAGATGCTGATTGGATAAATAAACTCTGGAAAAAACAAGAAATGAAACATTTGAAACAAATAAAATGAAAGGGAAAAACATATGAAAAAGAAAATCGTAGCAGTGCTGCTTGCAAGCGTAATGGCATTATCGCTTTCAGCTTGCGGTGGATCTAAAACAGATTCTTCAAGTTCTAAGTCTGATACGAAAAAAGAAAAAACGGTAAAATCTGATAAAAAAAGTGATGAAGCTACCACTGAAGATTCTTCAGATAAAGCAAACTCATCCGAAAGCGAATCATCTGACCAAGGGAAAGATTCTGCTTCTTCCACATCGGATACGCAGACAGTATCTTCGTTAGATATGGACAAATGTATATCTGATTTAAAAGCGAACTTACCGCTTGATCCAGATTACACCTATGTTCAAGATTATTATATCGGAGTAAAAGATGATACAATAACTATAACTGCAGTTGTTGATGATTCTACTGATCCATCCCTTGCTCTTGATTTTGCTGATACTCTTGTAAGGCAATTGAATTTATATGCACAAATGCAAGATTCTTCTATAGAATCAAGTTCGCAAAACTTTTATGGCGGTCTCTATACTCGCTATAATGCCCTTGTTGGCGTTGCACCAGCTAGTAAAACTAACAGTCAGAAAGATTGGTTTGTCTACGACGGCATATCTGGTGGAAAGGTGATGCTTAAATTAAATAAGCAATATAGATAATAATAAAAATTCCCCGGTGCCTATCAAACACCAGGGAAAATCCCGAGTAATATATACGGCGAAGGATTCGCTCGATACAGTACTCCCTCAACAAGAATATTGTATCACAAAAATCCGGCACCGTATAGGTGTTATTTTTGTACCCATTTTTGTGCGACGTCGCACATATAATTACAGGAAGGTGATACAATGAGCGTAAAATATGCATACGGCTACATCCGGGTATCCACTCACGATCAGGAAGAGATCTCTCCGGACTCCCAGGAGCATCTCCTCCGGGACTATGCAGCCAAGAACAATATTGTAATCCTGAAGATCTTCACGGACCTAGGTATCTCCGGAAGAAAAGCCAACAAGCGTCCCGGCTTCCAGGAGATGATCGGACTGGCCAAAGGTGATGATCATCCGGTTGATCAGATCCTGGTATGGAAGTTTTCCAGGTTCGCCAGAAATCAGGAAGAATCTATCGTTTATAAATCTTTATTAAAAAAGCAGCACAATGTAGATGTCGTGAGTGTATCTGAACCACTCTCCGATGATCCCTTTGGCAGCCTGATTGAGCGTATCATCGAATGGATGGATGAATACTACTCTATCCGGTTATCCGGTGAAGTATACAGAGGCATGAAAGAAAATGCACTCCGCGGAGCATACCAGGCGCGTCCACCACTCGGCTACAAAGTTGTGGAGCATGGTAAGCCACCAGTGATTGTTCCGGAAGAAGCAAAGATTGTTCGGACTATATTCGAAAAATACACAAATGAAGGCATGAGCTTCTTTGATATCGCCAGATACCTAAATTCTTTAGGACTCAAGACTTCGCACGGAAAGCCATTTGAGCGAAGATCTGTCGAATACATCATCCAGAATCCTTCCTATTGTGGCATGATCCGGTGGAACCGGACAGAGAACAGCACCAATCGTATCAAAGATAAGGACGAATGGATTGTTACAGAAGGGCAACAGCCGGCTATTATATCAAAGGAATTGTTTGAATCGGCACAGGAACGATTTAAAGCCACCTACAAGCCGGTCGGCAAACGCCCCTCTTCAACTTATAAGCACTGGCTCTCCGGACTGCTGAAATGCCCGGATTGCGGACGCACCTTAACCTCAACCACTATGAAACGAGTCAATGGGGAAAAATATTCTTACTTCTCCTGCTATGGATACAGTAAAGGAAAATGTAAAAAACCGAACGGCATCAGCTCACTGGTCCTTGAGAAGGAAGTTCTGGCCAGTATCAAAGAAATATTGGATACCAAAGATATTGTCTATGAATTACGTGAATATCAGCCGACAGAGCAGTTTGATGAGCGCAAGGCTATAACAGAACAATTGGAAAGTTTAACCGGCAAAGAGGAACGAATAAAAGCCTCCTACCGGGAAGGGATTGATACACTGGAAGAATATAAAGCGAATAAAGCTATCATTCAGAAAGAACGTGAATCCTTAGAACAACAATTAAAGGAATTGAAAAAGACAGCTCGTAAATCTGATCAGGATCCAGCGGATGCCATGCTACAGAAGGTCCGGAGTGTGTATGATATTCTCATCTCCAACAATTATACATACGTGCAAAAGAACGAAGCCCTGAAGCAGATCATCGACAAGATTATCTACGATCGCAAGAACGATTCTCTCAAAATCTACTTTTTCTTATACAGGTAAAATACCCGCAAGCCAAGTAAAATCAAAGGTTTGCGGGTACTTTATAGGTTATGACAATTTGGTTGACCCAATGGGGATCCAAATCCTTAGGCGACCAGGGCTATTCCCCTATCGAAATTCTCCGTTACTACTACGGTGACGACATGTACATTAACACC